CAAGCTGACACGAACTTTCGCGTGTGTGAGGCATAGCCACAACCCAGTCACCAAACTCACCAATATAAGTTGTTTCTTCGTCTTTCAAGCGACGACGTTCTTCACCCTTAGAGCCACCAAGGTCTTCTAAAGCCTGACGAAGAACAGAAGGCGTTTTGTAGGCATAAATGTCTGGCGACATCTTCTTTGCTTTCAGGCGCTGCTTTGCGGCGTCAAAAGATTGTACGACGCCAATAATGTCCTCGACTGGCTCATCACCTCTACGCTTCTGAATCCACTGAAGGTATTGTGGGTTCTTGATTCCAGCATCATAAGCGGGCTGTAGTTCTGGGAATTTTGCAACAAGGTCTTCTGCCTTGCCTTCAAGAAAGAGTCTTAGTTCTTCCTCTATTACGTGTTGGATGTTCATTATTTCTTTCCTGATTTCTGGCTAACATTCTTAGCCTTACCCTTGCGATCTGGATTCGGATCTTCTTTGCGTTTTTTGGCTGCCCTCTTGTCGCGCTCTTTTTTGTTCAACTTTGCACGATCATCAGGGTCTCGGCAGTAAGGCTTTGTCTTTTGTCCGGGCTGCTTTGCACAAGGCTTGCCATCATATTTGCCGCCAGTTTGTACCCAGCCACCGCCAGCAAACCAGTTTCTTAACGTGTACCCCTTGTCACTTGCGCCTTTGCCATCTTTCTTACCGCCCTTGCGTTTCTTTTTTTTTTCGTCGAGGACAGCTTGGTACTCTTCTTGGATTACCTGTAGCAAGTAATCGTCTAGTTCCAAGCCTTCGTTCTTTTTCTTGGACTTATTGCCCCAATTCTTAGCACCAACTTTGCGGCATTTAACGAGAGCACCACTTCCATAAGCAGAAGGCCAAACTTTGTAACGAGATTTTACTTTGTAATAGCAAGCATCTCTTTTCGCTTTCTTTTTCTTACGCTTCTGGCGACGCTTTCTCTTTGCTCTCTTAGAAGACTTCTCATCTAGTTGCTGCTCTTCAGATAAAAACTTGATAATTTCTTCTTCATTTATCTCGTAAAGGTCTTCCATTTACTACACCTCGGTAATAAATAGTGCTATTTATCGTTACACTCCCTAGAAATCTTGTTTAGGAATGTCTTGAGTTCTTCCCAGTTTAGTTCCCCAAAGCCGTCTTCCATCATTAGCTTCAGCAACTCGGTCTTGTTGAAGTCACACTCAAAGTTCTCAAGGGCGTGATCAATAATCTGTGTGCCCTGAACGGAGATAAGCGGAGAGTAAAGTTGCATCATTTTGTAGTTGTGCTCAATAATTTTCTTTGACTCTCGGATGTTCTTGTAGACTTTGAGTTTTGAGTCTGTGTTCTCGCAGTAATTGAGCAGTTCGTCAATCGTAATCGTTCGCTCTTCACCCATAAAAGGCAACTTACCTGCAATCGTCTTGAAGCCCACACGGCTAACGCCCGGAAGGTTGTCGCTTGCGTCGCCAACCATAGCGCGAGCTAGGGCCATGTTTGTGGGGTGAATGCCGAGAGACTCAATAACGGTCTTCTTGGTCTCAATCTTGTCTGTGGTTGGACGATAGACTACTGTCTCTTCGTTGCACAGTTGAAGAAAGTCCTTGTCGTTGGAGACGATTACCTTCTGCCAACCCTTGTAGTGCGGAGAGCCACACACATAAGAGATAATGTCGTCTGCTTCTACTCTTTCAAGAACAAGTTGAATGATCGGCATTTGATTGAAATACTCAATTGTTCGCATCTGCTGCCACAACTTGTTCTGTAGTTCTTCGTTCTCGGTTAGATTGTGAACAGCGCGGTTAAGACGCAGGGGCTTTCGTCCTTCCTTGTAACCAGAGTCAAGAGATTTTCGCTTTTGGGAGCCATTTGGTCCGTCCCAGCAGATTACAATCTCATTTGGTTTAGTCATTCGGACCAACTTCTGTAGGATCTTCATAGATCCCTTGATTCCGCCAATCGGCTGTCCGTGGTTGGACAGGCTCGGATCAACGATAAACGCCCTCAAGAACATGTTGAGGGCGTCAATAACTAGCACACGCTTCATAGTTTACCTCCACCCCATAATCTAACAGGGTGGAGGCTCGCTGTCAAGAGGTTTTGTCTACTTCGTAGAAATCAGATGCCTCACCTTCGCGCTTATCGAACTTCTGGACAACTACTTCATCCATGAAATCCATGACGTGCTGTTTGAACTCAGGATCGTTTTCTAGGATCTCAGCCCATTTGCTTGGCTGGAACTTCTTGGTGTAACCTTTGTGCTCAAAGGTGTACCAAGAGCCAGCAACCTGCATGAAGCCTTTGAGAGCGTCAAACCAACTCTCTTCGTCCTGAACACCAATTTTGTCGGTTCCCCATAGAATGCGGAAGGCGCAAGTTCTGCCTTGTGTTCCAAAACGCGACTTTTCAAGTTTTACCTTGACCTCCGACCCAATGCGGAATCCGTTTTCGTCATCAACGAATGCTTTCTTACTCTTGCGACCTGTGAGCCAGATGCGTAGAGAGTAGGAGTAGTGCATTGCCTTGCCACCGGGAGTAATGTAGGGGGTCGTCATAGCAATCTGACGAGCCATTGGTCCCTGTGGAATGTTGGTCTTCAACTGATTGAGGACAAGGAATGTTGCACGCTTATCTGCGAGAGGCACAATCAACTTAGACATTCCCTTCGCAAGAATGCGTGCCTTGGTGGCAACTGAAGACTGTGGATTGAAGTCTCCTTCTACATCCGAGATAGAAGGTGTGAATGCGAGAGAGTCCCAAATGAAGAGCATCTTGTCGCTGGATGCTGCAAGGATATCCTCAATTGTCTCAAGCACAAACTCTACAGAAGGTGTCTGAATATACATTAGGGAACTCAGATCACAGCCTGCTTTCTCCAAGAATGTGGGGTCAATTGCAGACTCGGAATCAAAGTAAACTACACCGATTCCCATCTTCTGTGCGTTCGCTGCTACCTGTGCGGCAAGGAATGATTTTCCTGTTGCCTCAAGTCCAGCAAGTTCTGTTACCTTGCCAACTGGGATTCCTCCCAACTTGCCCTTACAGATAATTGAATCAAGCCAGCGTGATCCTGTAGGGATCCACTCCTTGACTTCTGTCGGGTTGTCTTCTCTTAGATCGTGTGCGACATCACGACCTGCTTTTTTGTTTATCATCGCACGGAGGTCGTCCATAGAAACACGACCAGCCTTTGTTTTAGCCATATTGTTCTCCTTTATTTAATTTGACTTTTCTTTTCTTTATTTTTCTTTAGTCTGGGACTAAGCCCAGTAGTAATTATAACACAGAAGAAGCAAAAGAGCAAACAAAAACCCCCACCTTTTTAGGGGTGGGGGCAGGCTGGAGCAGTCCGGGCTTTTAGCCAGCCATTAGTTCGTCAAAAGCCTTATCGACACTTGACTTCTGGTTGTTGCTGTACTGGGTAGTCTCTCGTGAGCGAGACTCAGCGGAACCATCACTTGACATCATGTTGTTGAGAATCTTCTCAACTTCTGCGGTGCTGTGACGGGTGAAAAGTCCGTCAATGTCGGGCATGTTTTGTAGCAGACCGGGGATTGCATCTGCATCATCAAGAAGTCCGCTGGTGTTGCGGCGCATCTTCATGTTGGTCTGCGGGTAGGCACCGGGGCGAGTCGGCTTGGTGTAGGTGATTGTGATGTCGGTGCCCTCACTAACATCAGTAATGTCGCCGTACTCCGGGTCAAGAATGTAACCGAGAAGTAGTTCGTAAGCGGTCTTGCCGTAGCCATAGACCTTTACTCCCTCGGACTCAAGACCGCGAACAACCACGGGTGAGAAGTAGCGAGTGCGAACAAAGAGGGACTTTGCAAGCTTCTTGGTCTCCTCGTCGTTGTTCTCGGTTCCATCACGCCACAACTGTGAAGCAAATTCGCAGATTGGGCAAGCCTCACCAAAGTTGCGCTTTGGACACATAACACCAGCGCGGTGTCCTTCAATGTTGTAGTGGAAGAAGACTTCCTTTAGCGGATCTCCGTCCGCAGTTGGGACAATTCGGATGTCCGTGTCACCCTCGTCTGGCTTGAACCAGACAGAGGTCTTGTCGCTAGTTCCTTCTCCACGAAGTGCGGCTAGCTTCTTCCGCATTAGTTCCATGTTGATTCCCATAATAATCTCCTTGTGTTGGGCTATAGTATGATGAGCGTTCCTCACCATCTGAATGTAACACGCTCTCCAAGTCCTGTCAAGCGTATTTTCT